GCGCCAGGCAGATACATGAGCGATTGCCACAAGTGCGGGAAGACCCATTCCGGGATGGACAAACGAGCCATAACGCAAAGCTAACCGGCTGGCGCTGCTTTTGCGCCAGTCCGCGTTGAGCGACGTGTTATGCCTTTGACAACGAAAGGAAAGGAAAGGAAAGAAAATGACTTACCCATTAGGTAGAGACCCATTAGAAGGAAAGCCCTGCGAAAAATGCCCGGATTACGCGACAAACTGCGCAGTCGGATGCGACCGAGAAGGCGACGGACACGATAGCGATTGCGCTACACACGACGCACCAGCATACCAAAAGGGTGAATGTGATTGTTCTGTGCAGGACGATGTAACTCAATACAACCCGTGGCGCGCACACATTTACGCCGTAATGGAAGGCGGTAGCTACTTTGGCGCTCAAGATTGGAATGATCTGTTGGCCTACATGGACAGCGAGCACAAGAAAATAATCAATCTCGACGACCAAGTAAGGCAACTCAGTTCGATGGTAAGGCAATACGAAACCGCGTTGAGGATAATTACTATGTTAATTGAGACATGACCCACCGCCTCCACAACCTCGAAGCAGAGCAATCCGTCATCGGTGCACTCCTGCTCGACCCGCTTTCGTCCGACCGCATCGGCACCCTCAAGCCAACGCACTTCTACGACGCTGCGAACCGCCTGATATTCACCGAAATACTGCGCATGATCGGCGCCGGCCTGGCCGTGGACGTGGTGACAGTGGCCGAGGAACTGATGGAATCCGGCCATGAGAAACAAACGGGCGGGCTGGCCTACCTTGGCGAACTGGTTGCCAATACACCGGGCAGCAAAGCCATTTCCGGCTATGCGGCAAAGGTGATCGGCAAGGCCATCGAGCGCCAGTTGCTTGCGGCATCCGAATCAATCCGCGACACCGTAACCGGCGCCGGCAGCACCAAGGAGAAGATTGCCGCAGCACAGGCCGCAGTCATGGGCATCACCGAGTCCATGACAACCAACGCCACCCGCTCACTGCGCGACGTGCTGCTGTCGGCGGCTGAAGTCATCGAGCAGCGTTCGCAGGGAATCGTGAATTGCCTGCCCACTGGATTCTGTGACCTCGACCGGCAACTAGGCGGCGGGCTTCGTCCGGGCAACCTGATCCTCGTTGCTGGCCGACCATCCATGGGCAAGACTGCGCTGGCCGTTAACATCGCTCTGAGAGCCTGCATTCAGGGCAAGGTCGCACTGGCCTTGTCCATGGAAATGACCGAGCAGGAACTCTCCGACCGGCTGATTGCCCAGGCTGGCAGCGTCTATCTGTCGGACGTGATCGCCGGCAACATGGAAGGCGACCCCGGCGAGCGCATTATGGCCGCGATGAGCAGGCTTGTAGACTGTTCGCTGCACATTGACACCCAGGGGGGCATGACCTACTTCGACGTGGCCAGCAAGGCACGATCCACAAAGCGTCAGCACGGCTTAGACTTGCTTGTAATCGACTACCTGCAACTCATGTCCGGAACCGGCGACAATCGCAACAGCCAGATCGAAGTCATCACGCGCAGCATGAAGGCGCTGGCCAAAGAACTGAACGTCCCGATCATCCTGCTTTCGCAGTTGTCCCGCGACTGCGACAAACGACCGAACAAACGCCCCATGCTGTCCGATCTTCGGGACTCAGGTAGTATCGAGCAGGATGCCGACATTGTGATGTTCGTCTATCGGGACGAACTCTACAATACCGAGTCACCCGACAAAGGTACGGCTGAAATCCTCATCGGGAAGAACCGCCAAGGGCAGACCGGAATGGTGCGAATGCTGTTTGAAGGGTGCTACTCACGGTTCGTTGATCTTCCCGGCCATTGGATGCCAGCAGAGCAGCACAGGAACGCGCCATACGCTGTTAAAAGGAAGGGGTTGAGTGTGGCGTAGGGATGGTGCAGAAAAACGCCCCAATCAAGGGGCGTTTGAGCATCGTGCAGAGGGGATTATAAATTAAATGGTCACAACAGTTTGATTCAACTTTACGATGCGGGGGTTTGCTATGCCCACTTTGTATATTCCTGACGCGTCGTTAGTGGCAAACACAAACGACCAGTTTGATACTGTCGTCAGGTTTGCCGACACATCATCGAATTGGATTGGAGGGAAATTAAGATGCCCAATAACGGGGGATGAAATCGCTCCGTAGGCCGAGGAGGCCGTAAGTCGCTGAACGTATATTCGTCCCGAACCTACGGTGTCTCTGATGTCAACATTGAAGGCCGTATTGGTGCCAGGCCGTGGCGCATAACCATTTAGACCGGCTATGTAAATATCACACTCAAACCCCCATACATCACCCGATGAGATAGCCATTGCCCCCGTACCGCTTGGGTCAAACGGGATCACGAATTGAACCTGATTTGTTCCTGCGGTTATGACGCACTCGACTGTTTGAAACAGTTTGCCGTTGATATTTTCAAGCTTCGCGTTTTGCCGAGTGCAGTTCGTTGCATTGATCGTAAATCCAGTTGCAACAGTTCCGTAACCAGGTGTCGTGGTATTGGCAAATAGAGCATTAAGTACATTATTATTTCCTGGATAGCGAATGTTTGAACTAGGCCCGAACAGTTGAGCAATGGCTAGCGCCTCCTGCTGCGCGGCCAGTAATTGAGCGGAAAACGTCAGGTGAGTTCCATCTGCAGAAATGTTTGCAGATAGATAAGCGCCGGTTCCGTCGGACAGTATGCCAGTCCAGTCTATAAATCGCATAAGCGATGGATACTGCGCTGCATAGGCTTTGCTAGCAGTGTTGTGCTTGACAATATTGGCTTGTATTTGCGCCAGCGTCAGCGCGCCACCGGCAGCGCCGGTGTATCCATAGATGCCGCAGTCAATGACAGGTATGTTCGCGGCCAGGAATCGTTGAATAATAGCTTGATGCTGCGCTAGGCTAGTCGCCACAGAGAGCGGCGAACCACCAAGAAAATCATTGATCGAGCCGCCGCGCAACAAAACAACATGCGGAGCGAGATTTACAATGTCTGTAATGCCAAATCTGTTAGTAGCAAATGCCGATTGATCTCTGGCAAGCATCTGCGTCGTTGTTTGCCCGGATATACCACCGTTTCCGACTAGATATGCTTGAGGATAAAATAACTCAAGCAAATATTTATCAGCGGTAACCGAAAATGATTGTAAACCGCTTGTCCATGTTGCTGCAATGACTTTGGTTGTATCCTGCTGAGTAGTGTTCGGGGTGTTTTGCGTGTTTCCAGCGTTGGCGGTAGAATCTCCGAAAGTGGCCACCCTTAACGCGCTCGTTCGCGCACCGAATATGAACTGTTGACCGGCAGCAGAGAAATTCATCCCCCCGGTGACAGGAGCGATTGTTGCCGATACCAACTCGGCCTCAGTGTTCTTCGGCCCAATCAATACTTCTGTATCACCAGCCGAATTGAACCGAGCCAAGATGCCAGAAGTCTGTAAATCCAGGAAGTCGAACTGTCCCGAGGCTATATCCCGCCCGGTCGGGTTGGTTACGGTGATTCCCGATGCACCGAAGGAAACGGTCACAGGGTACACTGACCCGTCGCCCGTTGTGAGCTTGGCCCCGGTAGTCGAATAGTTTCCAGCCGATTTACCGGCAGGAAAAGGCACCACGTAGCTCGCCCCTGCGGCTACGGTTTGTCCGTTGAGTGCGTTAACGGTCAGTGTTCCCATCAGTCATTCCAATCAAAAAAACGCCAGCCGCACAAAGGCGATACGGGCGTCTTGGTTTGCATCAAACGCAGAGATTAACCAGAGAACTGAGGAATCCCGCGATTGTCTTTTTCGATCAGCATCACCAGGCTGTATGCCTTGGCGCCGTCCGGCGCCGAGTTCGGGGTGTAGGTGCCGCGCACGTCGCCAGTGGTCGCCGTCGAACCGCCTGCGGTGCGGATACCGGCAACCGAAGTGCCGGCAGTCGCCACTACGCCGTCCTGCAATTCCTTGATGATGTATCCCAAGGAGAGCAGTTGCACCGGCAGTCCGAGGACGTTGGTGTAGCCGATATTTACGGCGCCGGTCAGCGAGGTTCCCGATGCGTGAATGAACTTGATGCTGTCCATCCATTTGAATGCCTTCAGGCCGGCCACGGTTGCCGCACCGTTGAACGTCACCGTTTCGACCATCACCTTGCCGTACACATCACGGCCAGTGAATTTGACGGAGAACGCGCTGTTGTCACCAGCAGCAGCAGACGTGATCGACACGCCACGCGGAGTAATCAGGTCGATTGGGCCGGTCAGCTTTTCAACTCCAGATGCCGAAGTTGTCAGGCCAGCCGTGGCGATCAGAGCATTGGTTGCTCCCGCCACCGGAGAACCGAGAGACACGTGTACCAGTTCAGCCTTGGTAACACCAGGCATCGCGCTCGCACCGGCACTGTATTCGAGGTCTTGACCGATTTCCTGAAGTTCAAGGATGAAGTCGGTATTGGCCGGCCATGCGCTTGCGGTTTTGTTGACGAGCGAGATTCCCGTACCGATGGCATTGAGCGTGATGTCGAAATCAACGGGGAACGAGAGCAGCGAGCCACCGGCCAGCGCCAGTTTGTGACCCATTGCGGTCTTGAAGTGGCCAGGCGTCTTGCCTGACGGATAGGATACATAGGTGTAAGTCGCACCAGCAGCGGTAGCAGCGGCAAGCGTACCCTTTACGATTGATTGCATAGTGAATCTCCTTGATGTAGGTTGGGGCGCGTGCCGCTTGACATTGCAACGCCGCGTGTCTCTTTATAGCACAAAACAAATTGTTGAACAAATACCTGCTTTTGCTGCGTTTACCACTGACGTTGCTGCTTTTTCTTCCTCGTATCCTCACCGGCCACGGCATCGACAAACGCCGCCTGTGCGCCACCGCTGCCGACAACTTGCGTCATGATCGCGTAGGCCGGCGCCACCGGGAATGCTGACAAGCCAAGCTGTAATCCCGGCTCGATCAGCGTACTCCACACGGCGCGAGCGGCCTGCCGTTCTGCGGTGTTTGTCGTGTCCTTGTTGTTCGCCGTCAGGTTGCGTGCTGCATCCATCCCGGACAGCATCGAACCGAGTCCTGGGCCGGCAAACGACTGTGCAGCACTGCGCTGATACTTTGCAGCCGTGTAGAAGTTCAGGAACGGATCGAGTGGGGCAATCGGTGCGCCGCGACTGGCTGCCTTCAGCACTTTGTCGCCCGTCGTTTCTTCCTTGCGCCGTTCAGGATCGCCAATAAACTCGTCGCGCATTTCGCCAATGGCATAGGCCACCGCCACCAGAGCCGGCATGGACAACAGCGGGTAGGCCATGCGCATACGCTCCACCGTCGTCATGTTCTTTTCCGTCAGCGCGCCCTTGGCCAACTTCATGTTGCGCTTGACCACGTTTTCGTAGAACGCATAATTGAACGAGTTCAACTGCCCGATCACGGCACCCTGCGGGCTGTTCATCCAACCCGGCTTTGTTCCCTTGGTCGGAACCATTATCGACTGTTCGACAAACCGATGCAGCGCGGTTCGATAGGTTGTTCCGTGTGCGCCCTGGAAGTCGCCAACGCTCGGCATCCCGTCATTGGTCTTGCCAACCCATTCCGTGAAGCCCTTCATGTTCGCATCGGACACACCTATTTCACGCAAGTAGCGCGCTGCCAGTTTGTCGCCTTCACCGGCCTGCTTGGCAATGCGACGAATGAACACGCGCCCCATTTCTGTTGCTGCAACGCGGGTGTGCTCCGTCCATTGCGTCAGGTAGGTGCGTGAGAAAAAGTTCGCTAGGGTGAGCGACTGCGCCTTGGAGAAGTCATCACCACCAGACCAGCGTGCAGCAGTCATCATGTCCGAGTGCGTTCCGGCAATCAGCCCCAGGTCATCGGCTATCGCCCGACGTTCCTTGGCCGATGCAGACCGCGCCTTGTGCATCACGTCGGCCAGCGTCCAGTTCAACATGCGTGCTGCGTCCGGGACGAGTTGGAACGGGTTGCTGGTTGATCCCGCTGCCCGGATCGCCGGGGTGATAAACTCGGAGAGCGACGACAGCGTAGCCTTCGATAGCATCATCAGGCTAGTCCAGGTTCGCAGACTGCTCGATGCGGTCATCCAGCGATCCGAAACGCCACTGGTGCGCAAGCCGGCCATGGTCGCCACGAAGTCCTGCAAACTGCCGATGTCGGCCTGTGCGCCTTCTGCCGCCAGTTGTTCGAGCAGCGGCTTTTGCTTCTGTCCCTTGGCGTCCTTCCACTCGTTCGAGAAATTGAAGAACTTATCCCCGAACCGGCGCGACACTTCAGCCCGACGAACGGCGCTTTGTAAGTACCGTGTAAGGTTGTCCATCGCGTCAGCCTCAAGGAACTTGTTCAGCGGGTGACTGGCATTGTCCACGTCCTTGCTGAATACCCGTTCCTTCGCCCATGGCGTGCGCACCTGGCCACCGTTGGCCTTGAACATGGTCGTGGTGTCACCGTACATGATCGTGTCAGCCAATCGCTGCGCAGCCAGTTTCGCATCAGCAGGCGGCATCGTCTTGCGGTACTCAAATTCAAGTGCATCCCGGAAGCCAGTCGGATTCTTCATCGCCAACTGTTTGTCAAACTCACGCGGATAGTACCCGTTCTTGATTTCCCCAATCTCGACGCCAGCGGCCTTCATGTAGTCGTGGGCATCCTTCAGGAGAGCGGCCACTTCCTTCGCTGCTTTTCCTGCTGGTGAGTTGTCGAACGAACCGCTGCGCACCCGGCGAACAATTTGCTGCATCGCCACGTCGTCACGCTGGAATGAATCTATCGTTTTCTGCAAGCGGTTCAGGTATTGGTTGGTGTGCACCTGCACTGCTGCATCGTAGGTTTCACCGATTGCCCGATCTGCTCCCGCCTCGGCAGAGAACTGATCGAGAATGCGCCGGTAGGTTTCTGATTTGTTGCGTCGCTGGATTCCGCGCTGCGTACCCTGCATGGTTTCCAGCGTCATTTCCCAGATGTGCCGGATCGGGCTGGCGCGGAAGTCTGCTGTTTTGTCGGCAACTGCCTTCAGCGTCTTGCTGATGTCGTACAGCCTGTCGGCGTGTGCCTTCGCATCACCGAACGAGAAATCCCAGGCTTTGCTGATCGCGTCGGCAATCTTTGTCAGGCCGAATACATTGGGGTCGATGAATCCTCCCTGCTGTTTGCGCATGGCGCTGCTGATTTTGGCAGACACTTCTGGCGCCACTGGCTTCGCGTCGGCAGGGTTGGTCGTCGCTTGCTGCTCGAACAGATTACGCTCCGGGTTGGCAGAGGCTTTCTGCTTAGACGCTTCCCACCGCCAACCACCATAAGTACCTCGCTCATCTGCACGGCGCCGGAAAACGGCTGTTTCTCCGTCTTCTGCTGTGCGACCAATGGCATACTGAAACTTTTCGTTTCCATTTGCCACGGAATCCCACGGTATCTCATACCCGTCAATTCCGTCTTTTCGCAAATTCAGTTTTTCAGACGCCTGTGGTGCAGGTTGGTCAAAGACATTCTGCTGACCTCTGGCGTCTTCAGTAGAAACGCGCTTCTCTACCGGCTTAGGCGCGGCCTGACCAAGCGCAAAATCATCGACTGCGGCATCGACCTCGGCCTTCTTCTTCTCCTCGCGTTCCTTGAGTACCTCGGCGGCACGGCGCTCTTGTTCAGCACGGTTCTGTGCTGCACGCTCTTTCCTTGAAACCTCTGCCGCTAAGGCTCGTTCGGCTCGTCCTGCTTCTGCTCGAGCGCGTTCTCGCTGTCGGAGTTCGGCATCGCCGTGGGGGTCGAGCTTGAATCCGGCTGGTTCATCAACGCGATCAGGCGCTACCGGCTTCGGCGCACGGTCAGCGGTCTGCGTATCCTCAAACGGGTTGCCGGACTCCTTGCCCATCAGCGGCGATTCATCCGGCGACTTGGTTCTCAGCACTTCTTCGGGGGCTTTTTGGACTTGGCCATCTGCGGCTCCTTTCGGTGCAGGCAAGCGCAGCGGCTCACCAGTTTGTTGAGTCGTTTGTTCGTTTGTTCGTTTGTCGTTTGTCGTTTGTTTCCGTTCCAGCGGTAGGCCTTCTCCGGCCAGCGGTTGCCGGTTCTCACGATCAACGGTTCGGCCTTGCTCGTCGGTAGCGAAGCGGCTGCGCTCCCCGATCTGGCGTGGCGGTGCGCCGATCTGGCGCTGTTCGTTCGGTGCGTCAAAGCCGGCTGTCGGTCGGGCAGCGGTTCCCTCGACGGTATCGCCAGCACGTCGGCCACCAGGCACCACGGACGTACCGGCATCTGGCGGCAGCACTTCGCCACTGACTCGGCCACCGTCCAGCGGGTTCGGGTCGTATGGAGTAGCACGGCCACCGTACTGATCGCCGGCAATGCGGTCGGTCGAACGGCGCGGCATGTTCTCGCTGGCCATCGTTCCACGGCCAACAGCACTCGGCGGCTCGCTGCTGCGCGCATTGAAGTCCTGCGCCATGCGCTGATTCGCCGGCACGTCGTGTTCGGTGATGCGCTTCGGATCGACCTCAACCAGAATTTGTTTGCCGTTCTGCTCAATGGCGACGGTCGCCTTCTTGCCATCGTTCTCCATCATCCTGACCGGAAGCTCGCCGTCCAGCAGGGTCACGCGCCGGATACCAGCATCGAACGCCCCGCCGCGTGCCGCAGCACCGCCGCCCTGATAGTCAGGATCAATCTGCCCGCGGTTCGCAAGGTCTGCATCAGCCTGCCGCTGGCGCCGGTCGGCAATGTCGAAGGCTTGACCGGCCTGTTTGTCTTGTAGCGCCGCATCGCCGCCCTGATCCAGCATGGACGCCTTGACGCCTGCCGTTTGTTCGCCGGCATCGGCTCGGCCAGCAGAATCAACAGGGATCACCGCAGGCGGCTGTTGCCGTTGCGCCATGGCGATTTGTTCTGGTGACGGCGGCACTGTCTCTGCCTGGGCTTCGGCCTGAGTCTGCGCCTTCGCTGCTTCCCTGGCTTTTAGGTTGGCGATTACGCCCTGTGCGCGTGTGCTGGTTGGGTCGATTCCGTTGGCTTCGAGGATCGGGCCGTACGTCTGCAAGTCGGTCGCCAGTTGTGCCGCGTCAGCCGTGGCCTGTTCCTGCCTTGCGTCGTAACGCATCCGGTCAGTGGCAACGTCAGCGGGACGCTGTGCGGTTCTCGCCCGTGGGCCAAGCAATCCGGCCAGCACCATGCCGGGGATCGCCGCAGCAATGTCGTCAGTCGGTGTCGGCTGGTGCTGCATGGATTCAGGAGCGACAAGGTTCTCTGCCTGCAACTGCACACGGTTGGGCAGTACCGCAAGGGGAATGCCTGATGCTACGCGGGTGCCTACGCTTCCGGCCTTGGCCATCGGCAATGCACCCTGCGCCACTGTGCCTACGCCTCGCACTGTTCCCACGGCAGCGGCCTGCATAGGGTCAGCGCCGGCCACCCTGGCCTCGTTGTAGGCATCACGCGAGCTTAACGCCCCCGGCACCATCATTGCCTTTGCGCCGTGCTGTAGTTCCGGCACCAGCGCCTTGATAGAGGCTGCAAGCCCTGCATCGACAGACGGTACGGTAGCCGCCGCCGGTGCAGACAAACCACTCGTCAGGAATGCAGCAACCAGGTCACGCGGCAACGGGCCTAATCCTTGCGCCAGTTGTGCGCCCGCGCCGTCCAGTTGTTCCGTTTGTTGGTTGAGTTTGTACGCCGTTCTCGCCTGCTTGACCGGGCCGGTCGGTCGGGTCAGTGCGCCGGATAGGTCAGAACCGATTGCACTGTCAACGGGTCGCAACAGTGCCGCCGCCGCTTCGTTCAGGAAGTCAGGAACCGCCGCAATGGAGTCGCCCATACTGCGCCCGAAGGCTTCTACAGGGCCGACTTTTCTCTTTGCTGGCGCGTCAGGCAAGTCGTCAAACAGGCCATCAGTGGCCATCGGTTTGACTGCTGGCAGGTCGTCAAACGCGGTATCGAATCCGGCCATTACGCACCGCCGTCTTTGAACGCGATCCCCATAGCCTTCAGTCGTGCCTTGACCGCTGCCGGGTCTTTCCCTGCGGCAATGGCTTTCTGTGCCGAGGCGATTGCCGCATCGACATCAGCCTGAGATTGTACTTTCTGAATTTGTGGTGCTGCTGCCGGTGCAGGCGTCGATGCTGGCGCAGTAGACGCCGCGCCCTGATTCTCGACACGCTGCTGCGGTGGAACAATCGACAGTTTCGTTTTGTTGCTCTTGAACGGGTTCCAGTTTCCTTCAGCCGTGCCAGTGGCAGACAGTGAATCAACCGCCAGCCGTGCAGCAGCGCGATCGTTCATGTATCCAGGAGTGCCCGGATTGATGTAATTGGACAGAGCCTTCTCCATCAACACCGCCATGGCGGGGTCGTTGTCGTCAATCGGGAATCCGTCTTCCGTCGTCAGCAGGGTAGTGAGCGCGTTTCCGATTGCGTTTCGGTCGGCCTGGCTGGCCTTGATGATCTTCTTTGGCGTGCCGTCGGCGTTGCGCAGGTCTGCCACATTTTCACGGGTAGTGTTATTGTCCTCGTTCCGTTTGTTGGCGCTCTCTTGCTGGTAGTACGTTCCTACTGGCACAGTAATCTTCGTCTTCCCGCCGTCGAACGGACTGGGAATCGTGATTAGTTGGTTCGTCCGGTCACTCTGGCGAGCATTGGCATTGGAAGCATTGGCTGCCGCCCCATACGCTCCCTGGTGCGCTTTCTCGGTGCCGACCTTGGCCTGTCCAAGTGCGTTCTGCTTCTGCTCGCCCGTTACCACGTTCCCGGCGTAGGTTTCCCCGAAGTGGTATAGCGGCTTGCCATCGGCAATGGTGTACCGGCTCGGATCGACAGCACCGCTCAACACGCCGTCGTAAGCCTGCGTCTTGCCCATGCGCTCCAAGCCATGCGCTAGATTCTCCATGCTCACCCCGGCACTGCCGGCAGGAGCCGCAGCCAGCAGAGCAGCACGCGACAGCATTTGCAGCTTGGCGTCATCCAGACTGGCCGGCCGTTGCACTTTGGCCACGGTCGGCGCCATGGTCATCTGCTTGGCTTCGTCCTCATACGCCGGTATGGTTTCGGTCGCGCCCTGGTAGTATCGCAAGGCTTGCGGCCCATCAGCACCAACAAGATTGCTGGCGAAGTTCGGCAGGAAGTTTTGCGTCCGACTCGTTTGTTGCGCAGTTTGTTCCGCGTCAGCCCGCAGTTTGTCGGCCTGCGCCCTGTACGCCTGCATGTGCGCGGCATTCATCGCCGCCTTGGCACCACCGTCGTCATTCAGCAACATCTGGGCGATGCTGTACAAGCCCTGACCGATGGGGCTTTCCGATGCAGCGTAAGGATTTGGGAATGAGCGGGGCATGTTATTGATTCACCATTTTCCATACACCATTGACCACAGGAGCGGGGGCTTGCGTCAAAGCGTTGGCGTTGCCATACAGCTTGCCGGCATACACGCTGCCCAAGGCACCTAATCCACCGAGGATGCCCGCATTGTTAGCCGCACCTTGTCCAGCACGCTGCGCTGCGGCCAGTTCGCCGTTAAGCGCGTTCATGCTTCCCTGCGCATGTCCATCCAGCACACCGATGTTCTGTGCCGTGCGGCCAAGCGTCGTTTCGTGCTGCTGCCCGACATCGCCATAGGCTCCCAAAGTGGCCAGCGTCTTCGCGTATTCCTTGCCGCGCTTCATGGCGTTCAGCATGGCATTCGCCAGATCGCTCTTGACCACATCAGGCGCCGAGTCGTTGTAGACCGGGTGCGTGCCAATTCCTGCCGTAGCCGGTTCAAGCGAAGATTCTCGCGCTGCCGTCGCTGAGGCCAGTTGCGCTGCACGCTGTTCAGGCGAGTATCCACCCTGTTCCTCCGCGCTGACCAAGGCCATCTTGCGGTTGGCAAAATCCTGCTGGCGAAGTGCTTCTTCCTGCGAGGCGCGCTTGGCTTCCTTGGCTTGCTGGTTAGCCGCCGAGTTTTGTTGTTGTGCCGAGGCCAGCGTAGCAACCGCTGACAAACCGCCGACAATGAGTGATGGTTCGCACATGATTAGCTGTACACCACAGTACCCGGAGCAGTCCGAGTATAGTCAAGCGCGGTCGTAATAATCTTGGAGTTCTTGGCGTTGGTCTGCGCCTGGTTCGCCAGTGCCGCATTACCGGCAAACTTGGCAAACAGATCACCCAAGGCAGAGAAGGCCGGGGGCGTAGCGAGAGACTTTGCAGTATTGATCGCCTGTTGCGCTGCTGCACCCGATCCCGAGTTGAGCGAGGCCATGTTGATGAGCGAACTGCGCTCACCCTCGATGTTCCTGCGGTAATCCGAAGCGTAGGATGACGCATTGTTTTGCAGGTCGGCCAGGCGCTTCGAGTTTTCCTCGTCCAGATCGGCCAATGCCTGATTGTAGGCTGAACCTTGACCGCCTCCGGGTTGCGCATAGATCAAGCGCTCACGCGCCGTCTTGTACTGCTTGGCCAGTTCCGGCTGATAGTGATTCATGTAGGCGCGGGAAACGCCTTGGAAATAGTTGTCGTTGTAGCCGCCGAAGGCATTATTGATATTGCTAACTTCCGCGTCGATCTTCGCTTGCTTCTGTGCTTCCAGTGCGCGATTGTCGGCGGCTGACGTGTCCTTTTTGGGTTTCTTTCCTGTGCACATAATTAGTCGTCCTGTCTATGCTGCAATTTACTGTTGCAATATTATCACTGAATGCCCAAGTCAAAAGGGTGAAACATTTCTCCGGCCATGCCCATCGGTTCTGGGGTACGCAGCGTGAAGCCCAGGCGCTTGAGCCATCTAATGCTCTTGCTGTTGCGCACGTCGACCACGTTGCGCAAGATCGGGTAGAACTGCCGCCAGATCGGCAATACGGTACGCGCTTCTGCAATCAACTCCCGCGCACAACGATCCAGTGTCTCAGTGCCGACCAGCCACGGCGTTCCGACACCCGGCTCATCGCCAGGACAGACGCCGAACACGGCAATGGTTTCTCCTTCTCGAACTGCGACAAACGCCACGCCTTCAGGACGCAGACCGTGCAACGTAGCCTCAAGCACCGAGCCTTTCCCGAACAGCGCCTCGCACTCGTCAATGTCACCCTGCCTAAGCCGGGGAACCAGTGACTCGATGTCGGCATCTGTCGCTTCTCGGTAACGTAGCGTCGTGCGGCTCATGGCCGTCGCCCCGTGTCTCCCTCGCCGCTCAGGTAATGCAAGGATACTGATGAAATGCTTGCTGCACCGCTTCCTGTCGACACCAGTTTGGGTGCAATGTGCGTACCGTAGCCCACCGCGCCGATGTTCTGAGCGCTGTAGGTCATGTTTCCCACCGTGCCGATGCTGACCTTCTGGTTCAGGTCGTTAGGGTCAAACAACAGGTCGACGTTCCATGTTCCAGAAACAGCCGCATCGAATCCTGTGATTTGCTTGTACATCGATGCGTCCTTCATGGACATGAACGGTAGTTGAACGGTAGCCACATCAGAAGTCGAATATGAAACTCCGTCCAGATCACCATAAATGAAAATTGTGCCGCCAGTATCCCTAGTGAATGTTCTTGTCAGTACAGTTGCGCAAGACTCAAGATAAGATATTCCTGTGCCTGAGTAGGTCGTCCATGCCGCAATCTTTTTTCCTGGAAAGTATGAATAAACGTAGGTTGTCTGGCCTATGTTCATCCATAGTCTTCCATCTATCGGCTCGACTACTGCTACCGCATATTTGAACCCGATGCCCGTAGGGTCATACAAAAATAGGTATGGGTCAATCGGAGTACCCAAGTCTTGAACGGTAGCAGTCCCACCGTAATCAACGGCGCGCAAGCTGCGAATTCCAGATGCCGCCAAATAGATAACGTCATGATCGCCATATCCAACAACAGATTTTCGCGCCACTGTTCCAGAGCCAGTGATAATCTGGCCCGGTGCATTCAAAGCCGGGTCATTGTTCATCGACCACAGCTGAATAGCATTGGTAGAGAATACGGCCAACTGATCTTTGTAGATTGCCAAGGCATTGACTTGTTCGTTGCCGCGCAGATTGTTCGCCATGTTCAAAAAGCCGGCGCCTGGATTCGGGGGGGCGACGTACAACCAACTGGCAGGAAAATCATACGACGAGAAATACAGTATTGGCCCTATAGAGGCATACATCTTGCGCTTGTACGTCAACGCATCACCAATCTGGTCAGTTGATGTCGGCCTAGAAGCCCCTCCTGGCGACCAATCAGAAACAATTACACCGTCATAGAAATGTATTGTTTTCCCATCACTGAACGATGCGACGACATATTGTTTTCCAGCGAACCATTCTGCTCTTAGAACTTTGTACATGTTCGCTCCACCATTCTGCAAACGAACGTAGTTAACTGCCAGTGATCCAGGGATTCCAGTGACAGTAAAGTAATATGGGAATCCGACGGGTGCTGCGGCACTGCCGTACACATACAAATTGCTTACGCCATCCGAACTCAATCCAAATGTATTCGTTGTATTAACTCCTAGTGATTGGAATTTTTTACGTTTCTCGAAATCACCTCCGCGAGAAATATGCCCATTATCCCCCTGCCACAAACGACCATTTTCCAAAGCGTAGATCGGTCTGGTGCGATCCATCCCCCCCGAGAAGTTGGAAACAGTGATGGTGCCCATCAGCGAGCCGTCACGAAGTCAGGGTGTCGTGGCATCCTGCCGGAACCTGACGTAAAGCCCCCAATGACGATGCGCGAGGCGTTCGACTTGGACGCTCGAATCTGAGACAAACGCACGTTCGCTGCGCCAAGTGTCGTCTTCGCCGCCGCTTCCTGATTGTTTCCGGCCAGAATCTCCCCGGCCACTTGCAGCGACAGGAGAATGTCATCCATATCGGCGGTATCGGCATCGGCGGTCATGGCGCCACACTGCTTTGTTCCCTCGAAGGCAATGACATCACCCGCGACAACGGCAGAAGGAACTGGCCACACTTCAAACCCGGTCGCACCGTTCCAGTCCCAGGCTTCAGGAATCCCGCGACCGCCATTGTACGAGTCGATGATGTTGTAATTCTCTGGTGAAATGACAGGTTCCATTCGTAGCCACACGCCATTGATTAGGCGGTACGCAACAAACGGACGATCAGTGTTGAGCGTTGCCGGGAAGGTGTAGAACTGCTGATTTGCCACCAGTGCAACGCTCGCACTGGTGCGCAGCAAGCGCATGTGTTCCCACTCGTAGCTGTCGCACAGCACGTTGTTCGTGCGCTTCAGCAGTTGCTTGATGTACGCCAGATGGTCGATGCCCTGCGAGGTCGAACTGGACAACCGGGCCTCGTTCCGAACCATGATTACCAGGTTGGCCAGTGTCGTCCCGATGGCCATGGCTTACTTCTTCAGGGTCAGGGTATTGCTTGTTTTTTCCGGTGCGGCGTCCTTGGCCGCTTCGCGTGCAGCCGCCTCTGCATCGAGCTTGGCGTCGATCCATTCCGCGAACTCATCAAGCACGACGTTGAACACCTTCTCGACGTTGTCCACGCCGTAGAATCGTGCAAGGCGCAAAAATTCCTCGCGCTCATCCCGGTCGGCCTCGCCGGTCTGCACCACATTCACCACGGCGTCCTGGCCGTGTATGCGTTTCAGGATGCGAATTTCATAGTCGGTCAAGTTGTCACGATTGACCGTGTGGCCGATGTTGCCGCCAGTGCGAATGACTGCTTTGTTGAGGGTGAATTTCATGGCCGTAGGTTCTCCAAAGCCAGTTAAAGCACAGGGGCAACATGCCCCTGTGTGTATTTGAAGCAGGTTAATTGCATGACAATTAACTTATTGAATACACGCCGCTGGTATTGAGTTGGTTCGCCGTGATGCCGCCAGTGGTAGTAACGGCCCGGTACAAAACGTACTTCTCAGGCGGACGCTCCGGGTTATGCGTGCGCATTTCCTCGTTCTGCATCGGTTGCCAACGGATCGCGTTCAGGTCCAGCACGTAGCCGTACTTGGCAAATCCCAGGTCATCAAGCAGCGGTTCGTACTGCACCGCCACGCCCTTGAAGGCGATGTCGGCCACGCTGGCGTCGATGGTGCCCTTGTTCGCCCATCCTTCGAGGGTGTAGGTGCCCTTGGCGCGCAGTTCCTTCTCGAACGCATCCATGAAGTCCGACCCGGCGTAGAACTTGTGCTTGGGCGAACCGTACCGGCGAAGCTGACGGAACTCCTTTTGCAACAGATTGACCAGATTGTTGTTGGTCGCCGTCGAAGCGTCGGTGTTGAGAACAGCACGATTGCGCCACCAAGAGAGCGCACCAGAGTCCAGGTTGAGTTTCATGCCGCTGGTAGGCGCCGTGGTGATGATCGACTGGATTCCAGGCGGCACCTTGGCGTCTTGCGTACCGTCACGCCAGAAGATTTCGGCCAGCGAGCGCGCACCGCCTTCGGTCAGGTCTTCCACCTTGTCATCGAGCAGATTCACCAGTTGCGACAGTTCGGCGTCGGTGCTTTGCGAACTCTTGCTGCCGGACGTGTCCAGGATGTGAATGCCGTTGGCCTTCAGTTCGGTGTAGGTGACTTTGATACCGGCACCCATTTCGTACCACTTGGCCTGCCAGCGTTTGACGTTAGCCGGGTTGCCGTAGGCTTGATCGTCGTCGTGCGTGTAGCCGACAAACGCAGACGTGTACTGACCTTTGACCGGGCCGGTGATGTATTCCTTGCCGGCAGGGAAGGTCTTTTTCATGGCCATCAGATCGTCGTACAACGGACGAGGCTGCTTGATGTTGTTGACCGGCTGACCACGCAGATGAAAGTCGATGGTCGTGTTGGCGATGTTTTGCAGTTCTTGAGCGGTAAAAGGCATGGCGAAATTCCTTAGTATTTCGGCGCCTGCCCGTTGAGAGCCATTCTAGCGGCCTCTAATGAGGTTGACGGACGTGCGCCTGAGTTTCCGTGAGTGCTACCTTCGGGCGCTTGCCGGGTCGGCTTTCGTTGAGGGATCACGCTGGATAGTTGCGACTTGATTTCAGCAACCGCCTTCTTGACTTGGGCAACCGCCGCTTGCGCGTTGGCCGGAACACCGTCTTCGTGCATCAACTCAATGACTTTCGACTTCACAAGCCCCTTGATTTTTTGGTAATCAGGGTCGGTCTGTTCAAGGGACTTTTCATACTCGGTCACGGATTGGCCGATGGATTGCGCGAGTTGAACTCTGCTGTCCAGGTCAGCCTGTGCAGTGCGTTGTTCCGCTTCCTGCCGGCGTTGCTGTTCGGTCAGTGCAACTCTGGTGCGGCTCACAGAAAGATCGCGGGCGGTTTCCTCGTCAATCAGGCCTCGTTCAACTTTGTCGGCCAAATCTTCGGGCAACACATGCCCCGTCGCTTTTTCCAGCGAAGCCACCACGTCACGCAAGGCCACCAGTGCCTCATGCGGTGATTGCTTCACCATCCTGGCAATGGCAAGCGATTGGCTCAACTCATCAGCGACCAGGCCGCTTTCCTTGGCCCATGCTGAAAACTGATCCCAATGCGTTGCACGCTCTTTGAAAGAATCCCGCTCTGTGAGCAGTTGTTCTATCCGCTGATCGCGCCCTTTGCCTTTGCCCTGCTTGCCATCTGCATCCTTCTTTGCATCCGTGCCCGGTGATTCGTCCGGTGCCTTACCGTCCTTCTCACCCTCGGAACCCGGCGATTGTTCCGCTTCTCCCTTGGCCTCGCCTTCTGCGGCCTTGGTAGCATCCATCGCTGCCTTGACCGTTTCAAACAAAGTCTTGGGTTCGGCTTTTTCCGCCTTTTCTTCGCTCGCTACGGGGGTCGATTCCGCTGCCTGGTTTAACGACTCATTTGTTGCATTTGTTTCGTTTGTCGCGCTGGATGACGATTCCAGCGCACTGCTTTCCGTCGATTCAGACATGGTGTGTTTTCCGATTGTCCATTTGAAACTTCAATGTGAAATGGACATTAGCACGAACTTATCAGAAAAACAAATACTATGGCTTTTGTTAATAGGTCGGCACCTGACCAGACGGCATCGGCGCTTGTGGCCCGCCAGCGGTATTCATCACCGGCCCGTTCTGTGCGCCGGATCCGCCTTGCTGTGCAGGGTCGGTCGCCGGGTTGCCGGTCGATAGTTGCTTCTGAGCGTTCATGGCGATGATCGACGGCATGTTGGCCATGATCGCGTCGTCCACATCCAGACCGTCGTCCATTTCTTCGAGCATGTTGCGCAGCCACCATAGCGGATTCAAGCCTGGGGTTTGCAGGACAAACGGCGCAATGCGTTCGATGTTGGCTAGTTTCATGGCCCGGTTCGGTCTGCCACTGCTGCCGGCGCGCACTTCGAGGAATATCTCGTTGGCGATTTCCTCGCGGGACAGCTCAGGCCACACGGCGCCTGGGCCGGCAATGCGCTGCGCCCACTCCACCGACAACTCATGCAGCAGCAGTTGGCCGGACATGCGTGCCACGTCACTCAAGAACTCGTCCAGGTCATCCACGTTCGAGGACACCGCAGACATGCGAGAGCCTTCAGCAATCGAGGATTCCGTCGCCGTCGCCCCGCTGGTGCCGCCCAGGTTCGCCTCCTGCTCGCCCATGGTACGCAGAATGTCCACGAAGATCGTTTCGGTTTCGTAGGTCGCCGGGTCAATCGGCGCAACCGGCTTCGCCTGAATCTTGGTGCGAATGTCCACGTCGCCGCTGGCCGGTATCGCATCCAGTTCGATGAACTCGTTTATCTCATGACCGGCCAGCCTGTATTTGTCCTCGTTTGTGAAAAGCCCCTTGGCCCCCAACCAGGCCGGTCTGTTGGCGATGCGATGGTTTCGCACCGCTTCCCGCGAACGGTTGAGTTCCAGTTGCATCGGTCGCAGGATTTCCACGTCAGACGGGCAGAAGCAATCATCCTCGTCCTCCACATCGTTGAACGTCAGTGACAGCCACGGATGACCTTGCTCGTAGAAGGCATCCGGTTCAGCCGGTTCCTGCAAGAACCCCTTGTACCCATCGCACAGGTAAAACTCGGTTCCGTTTTCCAGATCGAACACGCGCCACACACACGCCAGTTCGGTGCCAGTCGGGTTGCTTGTGTCTGCCGTGTGTGTCGTGTAGTTCGATTCCAGGTCGACGTTGAATCGTTCCTCGACACGCTCATGCGGCATCAGGTACTCACGCGCCAGCCAGCGCGCACCGATGAAGCCGCGCAACTGCGTCACTTCCGGGTCGATAATCATGTGCCTGGCGCGGGGGAAGTCAAACGTCAGACCTTCGCGCAGGATCACTTGCTTCTGCGACTGCAACGCATTGATAGCCGTGCGCAACTCCTCGGCCTCGGCGCTATCGGTCTGAATCTCGCCTTCCTTCAGTTCATGCACCTGGCGCTCGATGTGCGCCAGCCGGTTCGCCATGTCTGACAGTTGCCCATCAGACGACGGTGAGGGCTTCATGATGCGCTGCCAGCCGACTTCGATGTAGCCGACGCCGCAGGTACGCACCCGGCGAATCAACTGCTTTGCCTGAATCTTGAAACGCGGATTTCCTTCGTTTAGGAAATACTGCATCAGGATTTCCATTGTCTTGCCGATGCGGTCGTACATCGTCCGGGCTTTGTTGCCCTCGGCAATGTCGGCCAGCAGTGCTTGCGCGTTGGGATCGTTCGGCTGCGACAGAGCAGAATTCAGCGTGTCCGGGCTGCCGTCCCACAGCTTGTAGTCCAGCCTGGGGCGCCGGCGAGCCGTGAAGCGCGGATTCTTTGCGTAGATCGCTGACGTTCTAGCGCCGATCTGGCGCCCGACGACATTGGCCACGTACTTATCGCAATCGTCATTTTCCCACTGCTTGCCACGAGCGAACTTCATGTCGCGTTGCATTTGTTCGTACTTCGGCTTCCAATGCACCTTCGCCTTGTTGATGCGCGAACACCACTTCGTCACCAGTTTGCGGGTAGCCTCGGAGATTTCGTCGTCGTCACAGTTGGCGCGTTTGTTCTCGTCGTCGCCACAGGCCATCGCTCCGGTCACGGCGTCCATCAGTCCTTGGTCTTGTGGCATTACGCCTATCGGTTCCATGGTGTCCATAGCTTTTTCCTATCACATGCCTGCCAGAGCTTTGTGCCGGCGATCCTGCCGACGCTTGTACTCGTCCATTTGTTTGATCCAGCGCAGCGTGCCGATGCACACCACCTTTTCTTCTGTCTTCTCGACCGGCTTGCTGCCGGCCATCACAACGTCCATCAGTTGCCCGATCATGGCCAGTTGGTCACAGAAATCGTCCTCTCGGTCTGCACCGCTGCCGGTGAACTTTAGCATCTGTTCCTTGGCCGCTGGCCACCAACGGGCAAAGGTAGGGAAATGCACCCGGCCCTGCGCCATGCGGCCTCGAATCGACAGCGAGCGGCCAGCCTTGTTGCCGATGGTCGGGAACTTCTCGACGTGAAAGTAGGTTCCGCGCTCACGCATCCGGCGCTGAAGGAATGGCCCTACGGCACGATCAATCGGCCCCTTTTCCACCGCGAACGTCATCCACTTGTGCGAACCGGCGAAGTCGATCAACTGGTCGACAACGGCATCAGCGGCCTTCCGCTCCCAATACAGATCAGGCAACAGCCATAAATCGCCATGGCTATCGACGCCCCAATTCCCGACGCACGACATATCGGAGTCACGATCCGGTGTCACGGCCAAGTCACCCGCACCGTACATCACCATGTTTCGCGGAAGTTCGGCCATGCTGCTGTAACCGATCAGCATGTCGGCCTTGTAGAACGAGCCTTCAGGCGGGGTAGGGCGACCCATGTATAGCGCGGAGAATCCAGTCGGGTTCAGGCGCTTGGCAGATGCCAGATGCTCGATGGTGAAACGCTCCGGCCACAAGGGTTGCCCCATTTCAATGCCGAGCGCCTTGGCAATCGGTTCGTCGCGGGGATCGGTGAAGATCGCCGGGATGTTGATGTACGTCCACTTGGCCGCTTCTTCGGCGTCATAGCATGGGTTGGACGGGTCAGTCAGGCGTCCGATGAGGTCGTCTTCACTCCATCTGGTTTGCACTACGCAAATCGCGCTGGATGAGTGGCACCGCGTGAAAGCGACTTTGGTGAACCATTCCCAAACGTCTTTTCTTATCGTGGGTGATTCAGCTTCTTTTGCATCCTTGATCGGGTCGTCTACGATGAAGCAGTTGTGGACGAGAATTTCATCAGCAAAGAAGTTGCCTGTTCCTTCAACTTGTAGGTCATAGACTCGCACGCCTTCAGTGCGAACTCTGCGAACCACGGAAACGGTGTCACGCTCGACTTGTGGTGTACGGCGTGACAGGTCGAACAAAGAGTTATCAGGTTCTCTGGTCTGTTGTTGGTCGGGTTGTGGTCGATGTGATGCAGAATCAAATTTGTCCTCTGCTGAATCCGTTTTCCCAAATTCACAGGCGAGTGCACTTCCTCCGCCGAGCAAACAGAACACGTCTTCCCGTCTCTGTCCAGTACAACTGTCGCCATCGAACGAAACAGAAGCGTATAACTGCGTCAGTCCTTGAAGTGAGAATTCCCCTTGCCCTTCATCCTCTCCGAGTGCGCTAAGTTCGCGCACGTCCGTCCGCAATACTGCGCTCTGATCGACTTCGGTTGAAAGTTCATCCCGCAATGTAGGCAGGTTTTGCCCGACAGCGATTTTAGATGAGCGCCCATCTTCCCAATAGTTGTTCGGCACTTGGGAGAACAGAATCTCCTGTCCTTCTTCCCCGTCAGTTTCCCGCAAGGGCATTTTCTGCTGAATGCAATCGCCAAGCACTGATTCGAGCAATATGTGTTTTCGTATCCCCGCCTCAGTTTCTTCATCCACACGTAACGAGCCATCGTTACAGGCTTTCCGCACTGCGCGCAGAAGCGCGTCACCTGGGGTGATTTCTTGGGCTTGGACGTATCCCCGTCCTTCGACGTACACACTGTGGTTGCCAGTGCATCTGAAAACGATTCCTGATACTGTGGTAATTTCAAATAGTTCTTCTGCATATCTATCGCTCCATGCTATAACGGGACGCCATACCCGATTATACCCGTCATGATCGAACGATTCAATAGTTCCTGCACATCCAGATTCAATGAATTTCTCAATGGTAGTTGTACCGAACTCAGTATTGATTGTGGATGTTCCTGGCACACAATCGGCTGGCCTACCAGTACCAGCACCACCGCGCCCAAGGAAAGAAAGTTTCCCTCCCCTGGTTGTAACCATGTGATCCTTTGCGCGGCTCCCAAGACGTAAACCCGACTTCTGGAAGACCAGCTTGTACGCAGGATGCGCCATGATGTTTCTCACGTCATCACCGAACTCATTGGCAAAATCCTGATTGTATGACCCAAGCATCAGGTTTTTCCACGGACTTCTACCTATCATCCAGGCTGGAAACAGGCGCGATGTAAGCTGCGATTTTCCGTGTTGTGGACCAAGTGAAATCAGCAACCGCAGACACTTCCCCGATTCCACTTCCTGCAATGCCTGTGCGAGCATCCGATGATGCGGAGCCGCCTTGTACAGTGATGCGCTCACGTTATCCGGTTCGTCCGGGTCAGGCGTCATCAGTTGCGCGAACTCGATCAGATCGTCATGCGCGACCTTTGCCGCCAGCAGGCGCTCAGTGGCCTGTAGCGTGCGTCTTGCCTGTAGGGCTGCATCAGCGGTCGGCGCCTGCTTCTTCACATCATCACTACGGTTTCATCGAATCAACAACGGTCACATTCTTCTGCTGCCACACCCTTGCGAATGCAGACAGGCCGGCGAACAGTGCTGATGCCGTGGTGAGTACCTTGGCGACCATGGCGAACTCCGGGCTGCCCTGCTGGTAGAACTGAAGCATCGCCGCGCTGCCGGCCATGACAGCAGACAGAACGCTGAACAGGAACGAATAGGCGTACTTGATGACCGCAATCCAGTTGTCTATTAGCTTGAAATTCATACCGAGTGTCATATCAATCCTCGCAGCACGGATGAGCGTATGGCTTCGGTGCCGAGTCAGCAGGTGTCGGAATCCAGTGGCCTTGGTGATCTTTGTTCTGCGGCAATCCTGCGCCGTGCAGAACAGACGAATGCCTGGCGTGCCACGCCTTTTGCACGTCCTCAATCGTCTTCCCGTTCAGCAGTTGAAACGAATACTTTGGCGCGTCGGCAAGCAATCCGCTCAACCGATGTTCGAGCATTTCCACCCGGCGAGAGAGCATGAAATAGTCATGCCGCAACTGGTCAATTTCTTCACGTTTTGTCATGTGTCATATCCACAGGTGAATTCTCGGCACGCTGTCGAACTGGGCAGAGAGGATTTGGACAATGTCCTGATATACACTCTGCCGGGTAGTCTCCCCATTCTCGCTGTCTGAGGGCGTATCCCTCGGTGCAGAATGCGTTCCCTCTTCTGTTTTGGTGGTTGCGCCTGCGGTCGTCTGACACATCATTCAGCCCTGACCACGTTCAGATAGACGGCTACGCCTTTCATGGTCTGCCGGCGTAGCTCAGTCACGAGTCGCGTCAGGGCAAGTTGGCAATTTCGGACGACGTCAAGCAGTCGCTCATCTCCGACGGCGACATGACCAAACAGTTTTTCTTCGTTGCCATATTTGCGAATTTGGACATCGCTAAATCCTGGGACAGCATGCACAGTGATAGCGTTCGTGTGCTTGCAACAGGTGATCCGGTAGCGTCCAAGTGGCATGGCTGCTGCGTTGTGCGGGTTTCCATTGCCGTTCTCCAGGTGTCGGTCTTCGTCCTCGACCGAATGACAAACTCGTTGCGCGTCAAAAAAGCCATAGCGAATTTCTCCGAGCGTAAAACCTGCACGACCGTTGCGAGACTCCATGCACTTGTCGCGCACAAGGAACCATTCGACGGACTGCGGCAAAGGTGACATCGGCGGCGGGGCGACGGCAAAGATTGTCATATCGGTGTCGCCTTATGGTATCGGGCTTCATGCGCGTCCATGCGTTTGTCAAAGTGATCGCGCATTTCGTCCAGTTTGTCGAAGACTCGTAAAAACCCTTTGTCGATGTCGTCCTTGGCCGCGTAAGTATTCGGTAAGGATTCCTTCAGCGAGGACAGTTCCTTGCGCAGTTCCTTGTGCGCGCCCCACAACTCTCGCAGGAACCATCCACAGCCACCGGAAACGGTCAGCAAGAGAAAATTCAGCAAAGTCTGTGACATGAGAATAGCCGACTCCATGGTTACTTCCAGTGCGGTTTGTTCATAGCCGCCTGCCCAGTATCGCAATGCACTGAACAAGCGTGCCGAGGTCTCGCTGCTCCGCGAGAGTCAAGGTCGGAAAGCTACTCTTGGCCCACTGTTTCGCTTGCGCTGGATTCATGGCGATGAGCGACTGAAATTTGGCGTCATACTTTGCATCTTGCGCGTCTTGCGCGTCTTGCGCGGCCTTGGCTGCTGCTGCGATTTCTTCCGGCGTCGGGACATGCGGATCAGGAACAGGAATGTCGATCACATCCCACGACACTCCATTCCACTGCGCGAACTGAGTTACAAGCACTGATGGCGGTGCGATTTCAGTTGATCGTATCGGAGTGATGAATATTCCCGGCTCGCGTGGCGATTCCTGGGCGGTGTACTCCCCATTAAACTTGCCATACTCATCAAACAAAAAAACAGTCTTTTTCATAGTCAGCCTTTAGTATTTAATGCACTTGAGAACACGGACACCAGCCGCCAAGTTTGCGCCCCCCGATGCTGCGCCACTCACTCCTGAAGATTGCCCCGGCTGCCCAAAAGTCACGCCCGTCGCACCCGTGCCGCCGCTGGTATTAAATGACAAGTGCGTGTGATCAAGAATTTGTCCGGTTGTCGTCGTGCCTACGTTTGCATTCGCCTGCACAGAAGCGTAGTTTGCAGCAAACCACGGCAGTCCGAATGTAGTTGAACCGTCGCCAACACCCCACGTCGTTCCGATTGCGGCGAATAATGTTGCGTATGTCGTGCGGTTAATGTTGGTCAGCGACGTAGGGCAAACCAAGTACCCTGCTGGTGCCGATGTCCCGGAAAAGTCGATGATCGTTCCTGCTGGAAGAAGCGGTAAGTACAGCGTATCGAAGTACGTTTTCAGAACGCTTTTCAGGTTCGCCCAGGTGAATTTCTTGATGACCCACGATGCCGCAGAGTCCGACATTGGCAACTCGTCAGCATCAACCGGCGTAGCCTTGGTGGTTGCCCCATGAATAGCCGGGGCGACGACTGCCGCTGCTGCGGCTGCGCTTGCGGTAGCCGATACCGCCGATGCGCTGGCGGCTACTGCACTGCCATTGGCTGCTGATGCGCTGGCTGCTGATGCAATGGCACTGTTGCTGGCGTTTGTTGCGTTTGTCGTGCTGGTTGATGCTTGTGTCGTCGCGGTCGACGCCGCTGCTGTTGCAATCCCGGCCTGAGTAGTGGCCGTTGTCGCTGATGCAAGCGCACTAGCCTGGCTAACTTGCGCTGCCGCTGCCGCTGCGGCTGCGTCGGCTCCCGTCGTGAAACCGAACTGAATCCAGTTGGTTGATGAGAATGCACCGCCCGACGTGTGCGCTGTTTTGCAGACGTAGGTATAAGACCCTTCGCTTGCCAGATCATTGACAGCATACGCGGTCGCTGGCGCCCACAGTCCTCGCATATTGAACCCACCCATCAGGTTCAGCACTTCCGGTGAAATCGTGTGCACCTCAACACAAACGTCCTGCAACCGCCCGTCGCCGCGTTGCACCAGGGCCAGTGATTCAGTGACCGTCGCAATGCTCGAAGCTACTGCCGTGAAGTCCTGATCCAGATGCAGGCCGTGAGTTGTTCCCAACTCATCCGAGTAGTCATTGATTTGTGTGTAATTTGTTGGCATTTGTCAGTTCCAGTTTGCTTCGGTAAGTGAAACCGTCAGCCCACCATCCTGCACAGGCCGGCCAACACGCGACGACATGCGGAGAATCTGCTTGTCGTTCTCGTAAATCAGGGCGTTCTGCATCGCGTCGAGCAGCGTCTTGATCGGTGCATCAATGTCCAGGCGCACCACCGTCAGCGGGTCATACAGTTCCGGCTTCTTGGCGACCGTCTTCGTCAGTCTGGGGTGCATGATCACCCGGACTTCAACCCCTGTTCCGGAAGGAAACAGCACTTCGGTATTAGGAAACAGCCGGTAACGCTCGGCCAGCACCACAGACTCAAACGCCACCGCCTTCTTGTCCTTGTACGTCGCATGGCGCCCACGCCGCCAGATGCGATTGACGGAAGGGGCATACGACAGATTCAGGGTAATGTCCATGTTACGCGGCATTCTAGCATGTACCGGAAGGCGCAACGCAAGCCGCACGGATGCGAGCATTGATCCCCTGCGCTGCACCGATGATCCGCTTCGCCTTCAGTTCCCAAAACACGGACGCATCGGCCTTCTCGTCGGCAGTTCCCGACTTCATGATCCGGCTGACCTCGGCGCGGTAGTCCTCCACGTCGATTGAATCCCAACCGTGTTCGATCCGGTCTTGCAGGTAAGACGCGAAGTTCTTCCGGTCGGTCGCCAATTTGTCGGCGTTTGTTTTGGCGGCGAGTAGTCGGGTGAGGGCGGTGTCAGTCATTCCGACCATCCATCCGTTCCAGATCCCGCCTGCACTTCTGCCCGTTGGATCGCTTCAGGAACAGGAATTTCTCCTTGATACCTGCTATCGCCAGGTTCGCCGCCATGTCGATCTGAAGGCGCATGGCCTCGCGTACTACGTCGAGCATAAATTCGTGGTTCATAGCTCCTCTCTTTCTGGTCGATCAATCCCTGACCCGTTGCAGACATTGCACCGTGTCCCGTCATACATCCCCTCTCCGCTACCGGGGCAGTTCGTGCAGTAGTTGTTGGCGTCGTCCTCGTCGTCGGGTTCGCAGTCGTCGCACAACGCAGCAGCGTCAGCAGCGTCGTACAGTTCCGTTCCGCAGCCGGGGCAGAGGGTGATGTTTTCGTCGGTCATATCTTCTCCATCGCCCGGACAATGCTGAAGCTGTCCGAATGTTCGTCGTAGCACTCGTCGCAGCCGTTTTGCAGGCCTGACTCACGCTGTCTGTCGTCAAACGGAATACCGTGCTTGCAGCAACTCTCAATCGGCTGATCGTTCTCGTAGTCTTCCATCACTCAATCCCCATCGCTTCCAGGTCATCGTTAATCATGTCCTCAGTCGTGTTGATGTCATACACCCCGATGAGGTTGTGCGGTTCTAGCATCATGCACTTGTGAAACCTGGCGCATGAAGTGCGGAACATCTTCACGTCAGCCTTGAGCGGTAGCCAGAAGGCAGCGGTATCACCTTCCTCCTGCTGGTTGTCCAGGCGGTGAAAGATTTTTGTGGTCAGTTCGGTGCGGTTCATTTATTGGCCTCCAAGTAGTTTCCATGCTGCTGCGGCTTGCAAAGGGACTTGGGCGTTTCCGTATCCTTTAAGCTGGCCCACCCGATTGGAAATCCCATGAGCCACGCGACCCACGTCGGATTCAGTTGTCCACCAACCATATCGCCCAACTGAACCGTATTCCGGTTCATTTGCGACGGGGCGCCGGATTCCTTGTGGTTGTGATTCGTCGGGGTCGGGAACATCTTTCGCGCATCGGTATTGACCATTTGAGTCAATCTCTGCCCGGTCATGTTTGGCGTCATTACCCCGCCCCTCTGACCGTCTGTTGCTGATGGCGTCGGCCACATTTCCTGTCGCTTCTTCAATGCTCGCCGGCTGTTGCTCCCGCCATCCATCCCGGACGTGTTCGGGGGGTGATGAAAGCTCTTCCCGTCTGGTACATAGGGCAAACCACCTGTCTCTGTGATGCGGCGCTCCGACATCGGATGCGCGTATGCAAAGCCACCGGCAGTCATACCCCATCTCGGCCAGCGTCCAGAGTATCGACTCCAAGTACCAAACATGTCTGGACTGGTCTCGTACCATCCCTCTGCCGCAGTTTGGGCAGTTGGCCCCTTCTGATTCAGCATGTTCATCTGCACAATCGCGGTAAAGGTGGATGTGGTCTTTTTCGACTGACGATGAATCCTTAAACAACCCTCCCCGTCGATAAGGCCAGCCACATACGCAAGATGGGGATTTGCTGGTGAGCAATCCTGGGACATTTTCGAGAAAGACATATTTGGGTCGAATTGTTTCAACACAGCGAATGACCTCAGCGAAGAGTTCTCCTCGTTCATCTTGAGAACCTTTGCGAAGTCCGGCAATGCTAAAAGGTTGGCAAGGGAATCCTGCATGGATGCAATCCACGCTGCCGGCGTACTCGGATGGATCAAACAGTCGGACATCCCCTTCCCACACTGACAGGCCTGGGAACCATCCGTCTGCGGCTCGTTGTCGCAGAACTCGACAGGCGTATTTGTCACACTCAACAGCGACAACTGGCCGGTGTCCGAGGATGAGGTCGGCAAGCAGTCCTCCACCAACTCCGGCGAAAAGGTGCATGGTTCGCATATCAGTTCCATAATCTTTCTCTTATATTCACAGAATCGTCATCAGTTCAATTTGTTTTGTCGAAGGTAGGTAAGGGTATCAGTTGCACATCTTGCGTTGAATGGCGGTGGTGCTACGCAAGTAATAATAGCAGCAAAAATTGCAAGGCGACATGGACGGTAAGGAAAAACTCATGCTCTAGTCTCCAAATCGGCCATGCTTCCGGTTGTCGTCAGGGTGAAACCTTTGTCGCCCAGATACCAGAGCTTGAACCAGTTGTCCTTCACCGCGTTCAGGAAAGTGCGCCGCCAGTCGATGTACCGCTTACCGCTGTTGTTCGTGTCCTCGGTGTAGCGTTCTTTGAACTTCAGCCAAGCGATGTAAATCCAGTCGGCTTGCAGTCCAACAGTCTCGGCGTACTCCCAAACCGGCCTGTAGTCGGTAATCGCTTTATCGCCTGAAATGCGAAGCTGATCCTGCCATTGCGAAAAAGTTATCTTGGTGGAGGGTGAGCGAAGCGAAGAAGGTTTTTTTTGGTTTACTTTTTCTTTTATATCTTCTCTTCTCTTCTCTGGTCGCGTTTTTAGCGTGACACATGTCACGGTATTAGCGTGACGCTGTTTTTCCTTACGCTTTGTAGCAAGGGCGCGGGTTTTAGCCGTTTCTCCATTGTGTCTTTCAAAGTTTGGCAGCGTAAAATTCAACTCATCACCACTCAACCAACCAACATTTTTCAGTGCATCAGAAAAACCACCGTGACAGGTGATCCTATTTAGCGTGACACCTGTCACGCAAACACCGTGACCATCTATCGTCTGTTGATCTGCCCAAATCCAGAGCCGACAAAGGCACCCAAGAACATGCTCAGGAGTAACGCCAAGCTCAATCGCCATCCTGAATACCTCTGGCTTGTCCGGTGTGACGTGCTGTAGCTTGATCCAGTCGCCAGCCATGGCTACAGCGCCAGGTTCGGATTCTTGCTGATGAACTCGTCCATGAACTCCTCGGCTGTAATCTGGCCAGCAGTAGCCTTCTCAGCCTCGAATACCCTGCTCGCCGGTAAGAATCCCCTCTGTACCCAAGCATGAATAGCCTGACGTGTCGTTTTGAAGTGGCGTGACGCTTCCGACTGGCTACCTCCAAAAAACTCAGTGATAAGCCTAGACACCAGCGATGGCGCCTGAATTACGGTTTCTTCCATGTTGCCCTCGATACGTTGCAATTCGGAAACGACAGATTAACGCTTTCCATGTCGCGTGTCAAGTGGAGATTGTTAAAGTTTTACGTTTTTCGGGAAATTTTGTCGGGAGGGGACAGATAAAAAAATGCGTGCGCGTACCGGGACCCCCCGGCGGGGTGCGGTGCCTGGGTGGTCGAGTGGTCGAGGTCGGGTGGTGCTGACCATGGCCGGCCTTGTGCTAGCTGCGCCCTGGCTGACTGCTGGCCTGTCGTTTGTTGCCGTTTGTCACACTGGCCGATGACTTGCCGGTTCCAGTCGGATTAGTAATCCGTCGCTTGCCTAGAGCTTGTCAGTGTTTGTTAGGTGGCGATGACGCAAATCACCCCTCGGCCTCATTCACGACCCGGCCCAGACCTCTATCCAGCTTGTCTAGCGCCTGGCGTTGCTGGCCAAGTAGCGCCCGGAGTTCATCTGCTGACAACTCACTAACAGGCTTGTTTGTTGCCGTTTGTTTGTCGATTGCTTGGCTCGTCGTCGTGATGCCTGCGATGTTGAGAATGTCCAAGGCTGCGAGCCTGCGTATCGAGGCCGGGGCCTCCTGCCCTCCCTTTTCCACTCCCTTCACGAAGTCAGCAAGTAGCTCTAGCGCCATGCCTGACAATCCAAGCGCTTGAATTCTAATCCTTGGCACTTGAATTTCTTGCAGTGCACCAACTTGCTGCCCGAATGTGGCCAGGCTGACTGTCGCAATATTTCCAAGCTCGCGATTAATTGATTTATTCGCCGCCTGATTGAAGGCATTTATCTCGCCCTTTGCCCGCTGTAGCTTATTTGGCGTGCCTTTGGGCCGACCTCTACCCCTTCGAGGCGGCTTCGTTTGTTCTTCGTTTGTGAATATTTGTTCGCTCATATAATCCTAAACTTATTAAATTAAATTACTGATTAATTTATTTTATAGGAAAAAATAATAAATAATTGCAATTCCCTCTTGACAACTCCCGCTTAACAACTATACTGGAACTGTCAACCGACAAACCAACAGGAGTAGATAGCATGTTTATTAGTCACCAATACGAACAGTATTACTCAGCAGCATACGAAGCCAGCGCCCAAGCCATGCACATTACAGGCCGCGACCTCTGGCTGTGCATAGCTGGCCTGTAACCGACAAACAACGAGCGAAGGAGAGTTAATCATGACCGCCTCAACCAACATCGTCTATAACGGCTTGCCGCTGGCTGTGTATCACTGCACTGAAACCCGGCACGGATCAGCCTGCACCCGCATCAACGCAATCCGCGCACGCGCTGCCCTTGGCGCTCACATCAAAGCCGGTGAGGACATAACCGGCCTGCTCAGTGTCCGGGAGCAGTTGGACATCCTCCACCGCGCCCTTAACTCGTAACCCTGTCCATCTAACGCGACAATCTGAGGAACACATCATGCTCGCCCAATTCATCCTAACCGCTGCCCCAATCGCCGCTGCCCTTTACGTAGTCCTTGAGGCTATCGCCACCCTTCCACTCTGAGGCTTGCCCTTGCCGCTTGACCCCAGGCGGCAACAACAAACCGCAGTACAAACGCAGTACAACACAAGGAGAGTAAATCATGACCCCGCAACAACTAGACGCCTATCCAAAGGCTGTTTTAATCCGCGCTGCTCGATCGCTTGGTTGGCGTGGTAACGAGGCGCAAATGAGCAAGGCTGAGTTTATCGACTGGCTTGCACTCACCCCATCGGACGACTGCACAAAAGCCCTGAGCGCCGCAGCAGCAGGCTACACGCTGACGCCAGCACACAAGCCAGCAGCATTGCCCCCCGCTGACGCAGCATCACAAATGATGCAGTTGATCCAGGCCATGGCCGCTGGTTCGCTCAACGAGGAACGAGTGCAGGAAATGATTCAGGCCGCTGTCGCCTCGATCAAAGTTCCCGCCCCCGTAGTCATTGCAATCGCTGGATTTGAGCCTGTAACCCTTCCCGATGGTGAGCATCGCCACCCCATGTTTGAGAAATGCTTACGCCTCGCTCAATCCGGGATTAACGTCCTCATGGTCGGGCCTGCCGGAACCGGCAAAACAACGCTGGCGAAACAAATTGCTGATGCGCTAGGGCTTTCCTTTGGCGCACTCCATTGCAGTGCTGGCGTATCAGAATCGCAGCTACTCGGTTGGCTATTGCCTACTGGCGAATCTGGCCGCTTTGAATATCAAGCGGCCCAATTTGCGGATTTGTACGCAAGGGGTGACAGTCTTTTCCTGCTAGACGAGATAGACGCTGCCGACCCAAATCTGTTAATGGTACTCAATGGCGCACTTGCAAACGGCCATTTGCACGTTCCCCAGAACATCAACGAGCCGACAGTGGCGAGAGGCAAGCGCGCCTATGTCATGGCCGCAGCAAACACATACGGCCATGGCGCAGACATGCAATACGCAGGCCGGAACCAGCTTGACGCCGCTACGCTTGACCGCTTTTACATTGTGCATATTGGCTATGATGAAAACCTTGAACGACTGCTGACCGGGCGCGAGGCTTACGTTATCCGGCAATGGAAAGCCGCACCGACTGACGCCGACATCAAAGCCGACATCATCAACCTTGCCGACTGGCTTGATGCTGTGCGCCTCAAGGCCAGCGATTCAAAGCTCAGGCGAGTAATCAGCACCCGCGCCTATACCAAAGCATCACAAGCGCGACAGGCCGGTATCCCTTGCCATGAGATCAAAGAGGATTTGCTGGCCGGATGGACACGTGACGAACTAGCTAAGGTGGCAGCATGAGCGCGACAGTCACAAGGCGCTTTGATAGCCTGAGCGCAATAATCGACTATGCCGGAAACCGCTTGCCAAGTACGGCAACGAAGGCCGCGCATGACATCCAGGCCGAGCGCATACAGGCCAGCAGTCGCGCAAAATGGTTTGGACTGCAAGCAGGCTCGCTCATAGCGCCGCACAAGTACGCACAAGACATGCTGACAAACGGTTGGCAAGAGGGCGTAGAGCGTATGCAGGCCGCTATTGATACCTTGACCCCACCACCGTCAACAAATGCCCGCAGACGCTCGTTCTGGTCGGATGCTGGCGACAGTATCGACATGCAAAGAGTCTACGCTGGCAACCTTGACGCCGCATGGAGAAAGTGCACCAGGCAATCCGCACGCGCACCGCGCCCGGTGACTATCTGGTTGCCAATGTCATTGCCAAGTTACGCGGAAACGGACGCAATATTCTGGCGCGGTTCAGCAGTTGCGATGCTTGCCGACACACTGCAGCAGGCCGGGTATTCCATCGCTGTCATGGGGTATCTGTGTGGACACCTGATTACCAAAGGCGACGACCCGCATTTAGACATCACGCTGACAATCAAGCCGCACCGCTCACCTATGGACATGGGAACGCTTGCCGCTGCTACCGCATTGCCTGCCATGGTTCGAGGAATCTACTTTAGCGCCATGAATCTTGCCGGCAGCATGGACGGCCACAAGATCGGCAAAGGGCTTGCATACGGCAACGCCGGCTCAGAATACGCCGACATGCAACCCGGAGACATCGGCGGAGCGCGCACAGTCTCAACCCAGGCCGATGCACAACGCTGGATAGCTGACTCAATGGAAAAACTAACGGAACAAACGATGAACTAATGAGCCAGGCCAAGCGCACCCAACGCACTGGGCGCGCTTCACCGGGCGCATTGACCCGAAACCAGGAGCAGAAACCATGAACGAAAACATCATTACCATGACCTCAAACATCCAGGCCGCACACGATTTTTTGACAGGCAAAGCAAAGTACTTCATGCCATTCCAGGAGCGCATGACGCTACGCTCAAACCTCAACGGCGAAGAAGGGGAGGGCATCGCAGAGATCGTGCTGGCCGTCGCGCAGACAATCGAAACCATGCCACAAACCTACCAGACAGAAGGCCAGGGAGCCGCCGCAATCGCCCACCTGCATTACTTCGGTGGAGCCGTGGACGCTTGGATCATTGAACGCGACATGGGCAACGGCCCCGGCGATTGGGCGCAACTGCAAGCATTCGGCCTAATCACCATGACCGGCAGCCGACAGGATGCTGAACTCGGTTACATCAGCATCGCGGAACTGATCGACAGCGGTATCGAACTCGATCTGTGCTGGACACCCAAGACCATCGGGGAACTGATGACACCGAGCGCCGCTGAGATTTTCAACGCGGCATAATGACGCAGGGCGGGATTTTCCCGCTCTGCACAACTAACGGAGAAATGAAATGCCAAAAACATGGTACGCATGTAACACTGGAAACAATCAGGGCTGTGTAGGCGAGGAAGAAACAGGCCGGACGGTCGCAGTCACCTACGACAAAGAGGACGCTGCGCTGGTCGCCGCTGCGCCTGACCTGCTGGCCTCGGTGCAAAACGTGCTGGACGCTGACGGAGATCTTGACGAGATGGGTTTTAACATGTTCCCCGCCGCCATCGCCAAAGCAACAGGGGAGGGCTGAGAGCATGAAACAATCCCAACTAACGCCCGAAATGTCACTTGAAGTTGCAAGGAGGAACGGCATGTTCATACTGACCAAGGGCGGGAATTTTGAACTGTACCGCCGAACTCACAGACAATCGAAGCCGGCTTTCTTGGGTAAGCGCAACGACTTCGACGGAATCCAGCAACTCATTACCCGGTGCGCCGGGTCGAAAGGGAACAAATGAAAACGACATTGAACTTGATACGCGCTCAGTCACCTTGCGCTGACGGTTGGAAAAGACTGTTGACGCACCTTGGAAAAACAGAGGCCGACGACGAGTCTCTTGCACTGCTGACCGTTCTGGAATCAAATGGTCTTGGTGATGCGCTGTGGACGCTGCGCTGCGTACCGAATTGTGAACGCGATGCGCGACTGTTTGCTGTTTGGTGCGCCCGACAGGTGCAGCACTTAATTACCGATCAGCGCAGTTTAGACGCGCTTGACGTTGCCGAGCGATTTGCGAACGGCGAAGCGACAGACAGCGAACTGGCTGCGGCCCGGGATTCGGCAAGTTCTGCGGAAATGTATGCATGGGATTCGGCAAGTTCTGCGGAAATGTATGCATGGGATTCGGCAAGTTCTGCGGCAAGTGCTGCGGCAAGTTCTGCGGAAATGTATGCATGGGATTCGGCAAGTTCTGCGGAAATGTATGCACGGGATTCGGCAAGGTATGCGGCAAGTGCTGCGGCAAGTTCTGCGCACAAAGCCATGTTTATCCAGATGTGCAACGGCACAGCGCCCTGGCAGGAGGGCGGTAAATGAACCGCATCCGTAAATGGTGGAACGCCTACCGCGTGCGCTCTACCGAAATCGAACTTGAGGGAAAGCGCGAGGCACTGCGCTACGTGCGGGACGAGCAAGCATTGAGCCTCATCAACCAAGCGATTGCCGCGACCGAGAGCCGCCTGGCCTGGGAGCGCGCCAGCTTCACCGCGCTTCATAATCCTGGCGTGCGCTTCACTTGGAGGAACTGCTGATGACCACCGTTCTTGCTGTGCTGTCGGTTCTGGCCGGCTATGTCGCCCTGGTGCTGCTGATCGCTGGCTGTGCGGGGTTCAATGACCGGAAATGACCGCACTCCCCACACATCCCGCCGCTAATGCAGGGCGGGAATTTTTCGTACGCGAAGGAAGGATTCCCGCTCGCAAGATCGGCAGGGAATGGAGATTCACCCGACACGCCCTGCTGCTCTGGGTAGCAGGGGATGAAATTGAACCCGAAGAACAGGAGAAATCATGGCCCTCAACCAACTTGAAAGCGGTAGCTGGCAAATCGACATTGGCATCGGCAAGCGCCGGGTACGTCGCAGCAGCGGTACGACAAACTACAAACGGGCGAAGGAACTGCACGACAAAATGGCCGACGATCTGTGGCGCGTGACACGCCTGGGCGAGAAGCCCCGGCAGTCCGTGGCCGACGCTGCCCGAGCGTATGCCCTGAAGTGCGAGCGCGACCGGCTGGCAACAGCAACCGAGACTCACACGAAAACGGAGTGGATCATCAAGGCACTCGATGAACTGCGCTTGACCGGCCTGATGTGTGACAAGTTCGGCCTTGTCGAGATCGGTGCGCTGCTCGAACACAAGCGGAAGGACACCCGGCGCCGGCTGGTCGATGGTGTCAGTACGCTGGTGCCGGTCAGCGGGGCGACGATCAACAGGTATCGTTCTGTCATCAGCAGTCTGTTGCAACACGCTCGCAAGTCCGGGTTCATGGTGGGCGATGTTTGCTTGCCGGACATGGACAAGGAATCCAAGGGGCGCGTGCGCTGGCTGACGAAGGAAGAAGCGGGGCGCCTGCTGGCCGAGCTTCCCGACTACCTGCGTGCGATGGTGAAGTTCTCCCTTGCCACTGGCCTGCGCCAGCATAACGTCAGTCATCTGTGCTGGTCGGACGTTGATCTGTCGCGCCGGATAGCCTGGGTGCATCCAGACGAGAGCAAGAACGGAGCGCCGATCCCGATTGCGCTGTCTGCTGGCGCGGTCGCAGTGCTGGAAGGACAGCAAGGGAAGCACGCCAAGCTGGTATTCCCGTCCGAGTTGGGCAAGGCGCTGGTTGATCCGGCAAACTCTGCCTGGGATGCGGCAGTGAAGCGGGCAGGACTGGAAAACTTTCGCTGGCACGACCTGCGCCACACCTGGGCAACGTGGCATGTTCAGGCCGGCACGCCGCTTCCGGTACTGCAACAGCTTGGGGCGTGGAAAGACTACAAGATGGTGCAGAGGTACGCTCACTTTGCACCGGCTCATGTAGCATCGCACGCATCTGCAATAGATAACGCACTTGAGGGGTTGTGATGGAAAATGAAGAATGGAGTTTCACAAGATTCAGAGAACAGTATTTCTGCGAATTTGAGCATACCGAGCAAGACATTAAACTTGAGGCGCTTGCTGCCCGGTATCACAGGGAATGTGAGGCGTACGACCGGTCGGTTTGCACTGGCCCTATCATTGATGGATATATCATGCCCGCAACAACCAGCGAAATTGGTCTGATTAACAGGAATGCTCATAAAGTACGCCAAAGTGTTGAGGCTCAAGCGCGGCTCGATGGTATTGGACGAAACGAGTTGCAGCAGGCCATCGGACGATGGGACGGGCCATTGAATTTGTGATGTAAAGCGACATGCAAAATTGCCGACGGTACGTTTACGGTATGATTCATTTTGTTCGTAGTGCTTGGAAATGGTTGAAAGCCTTGGTATTACTGGCTCCTCGACCTGGGCTCGAAGCAGGGACCTACGGATTAACAGTCCGAAACAATCTGAATCATATCCTTTAGAATCAAATAGATAAAACGCTTGCAACAGAACATTGCAACGTGACAAATCTATACAAAACAATACGCGCTATATACAGACGGTACGTTTACGGTATATCGTTCGTACATCATGGGTTGCAAGGCAAGACAGACGCCACTGATTTTTTTAACGCAGCGTCCATGCCAGATTGCAACGCTGCACAACCAACGTAAGGAACCACGAAATGAGATTTTTAAACGAACACAAAGTCAATCCTGCCAATGATGTACTCATCGTCCGAGTATGCGACGAACCTGGCGCTGGCGGAGCAAATCATCAGTACGCCGTCGAGTACAACCCTTCCGGTCTGGACGGCTTTGTTTATAACATCGGTTTTCAGGACGGCCCGATTAACGTGGACGGGAACGGGGTCAACGGACTGACCCATGAAGTTCTGCTGTCGATTGTTGCCGACCGGCTTCGCAGCTTTCAAGCGGGGGCGTATTCATGCAAGGCAAACGCATGTGCCTTGACCCATATCGAGGAAGCCCTGCACTGGCTGCAACAGCGCACACTTGAGCGTATGCGTCGTGGCGTCGAAGGCACGCACACCGTCTGAACACCCGTAATATCACCACATGATATTCAACGCGACCAACGGCCAAGGCGTCACGTCCAGGCACGAGCGCGGAGTGCAGTCGGGCGGTGATTCCTGCCAGTCAGGTTATGTACCCGCTGCACACCTCCACCCGATACACGCCGGGGTATCAACGTGACAACCCGGCACCCATTTAACCAAGGGTGAACATGAACGACAACCACCCAACCCGCAGCCGGCTCGACCGCATACCGATCTGGAAGGAAGGCGACGCGCTGCCGTCAGTGCGATCCTTCGACACCGGAGCAACCCGATCCTCTGACGCTGGCCGGTACGATCCCGAAGGATTCCTGTCTCCCATCGTAATCGAGCGCTTCTGTGAGTACATGAACCGCAACCGCATCCAGGCAGACGGCTCCACCAGGGCGTCAGACAACTGGCAGGCAGGCATTCCTATCAGCCAATACATGAAAGGCGCGTGGCGGCACTTCCTGCACGTCTGGACGCGTCACCGTGGGTATCAGGTGATGGATGAGCAGGCGGCGAAGGATATGGAAGATGATCTTTGTGCGCTGCTGTTCAATGTTCAGGGCATGTTGTTTGAACTGCTGAAGGAGAAACGGAAGTGAGTGATGATACTGGCGGGCCGGCGTTTCCGAGGCTGTATCCTCGGAGTGATGAGGATGGAAGGTCGGGCATGACGCTGCGCGACTACTTCGCGGCGAAGGCGATGCAAGGATTGATGGGGCGCACATGGGGCAATAAAGTTACTGGTGAAATGCCGGATGATCTTTTCCAGATATGGGCATCTTCCGCATACGCAGTTGCCGACGCCATGCTTGCGGAGCGCGACACGTGAGCCAGTCGAAAGTTGCTAGGTTGCCTGACGGAAGCGGTTTTATGATCGGGTCTTTCCCCCTTCCGAAAACGCACTGGTTGTACGCGCCAAGGTCAGAATGGGACGAAGCGCGAGACGAGTTTGCGGAATGCCCGATACCAACCTTGAGCGTAGATCAACGCCCCGATGTTGAATCCGCTGTCAGGTACGCAATTCGTGGGGCGACGATGTGTGGGCAAGACATGGACTTCGACCCCGACGCGCTGGTCAAATTGGTTTCTTACGCTCTGTGCGGCCCGTTTGGAGTACCGAAGTGAGCCAGTCGAAAACCGGAAGCCTGATCGAATCACTGGTGAATATCGCCATAGGGTTCAGCATCAATTTCGTGGCCAACATGCTTATCTTTCCCCTGGTCGGCTACCACCTATCGGCAGTCACGAACCTGCAACTCGGCGTGATCTACACCGGCATTTCGATTGCGCGTTCGTACTGCATCCGGCGCTGGTTCAACAAACGTATTAATCGCTTTGCAGAGAAGGTTGCAGAATGAGCCGATTCATCACCCCAAAAGCACTCACAGCACGCCTTAACGTCACGCTGACCACGCTCTACGTGTGGCGCAAGAACGGCACCGGCCCGCCGTGGGTCAGGATCGGGAAGACCACGATCCGGTATCCGGTAGCAGAGTTCAATGCGTGGATCTCACGCAACACGACAAACGAACAAACGAAAGGACAAACATGAACGCCAACACACTGCCCGCTCTAGCAATGAACGAGGACAAACTGATCCAAGTCATGGAAAGCAGCCTCTATCCCGGCGCCTCGCCGCAAAGCATAGGCCTGGTGCTGAACTACTGCAAGGCCGCTGGCCTCGATCCCATGCAGAAGCCGGTGCACATCGTTCCCGTGTGGGACAGCAAGAACAAACGGATGCGCGATGTCATCATGCCCGGAGTAGGGCTGTACCGCACCCAGGCCGCACGCACTGGACAGTACGCTGGCGTTACCGAACCGGAGTACGGCCCGGACGTTACCGAGAAACTTGGCGGTCAGGAAATAACGTACCCGGCCTGGTGCAAGGTGTCGGTCAAGCGCCTGCTCGACAATGGCACAATCGTTGAGTTCGCCGCGACGGAACGCTGGAAGGAGAACTATGCCGTCAAGGGCGGTCAGGAAAAAAGCATCGCGCCGAATGCGATGTGGCTCAAGCGACCGTATGGCCAGATCGCCAAATGCGCCGAAGCTCAGGCATTGCGCAAAGCCTTCCCTGAAATGATCGGAAGCCAGCCGACCGCCGACGAAATGGAAGGCCGGGAAATTGAAATCCATGGTCAGCCTGAACCGACAAAGCCAGAAGACAAGACAGTGGCGCCGTGGGGCGACAAGAAGTTCGCCGACGCTCTGCTCAAACATGGGCCAACCATCGTCGCCGGAACCAAGACCGCTGACGATCTGCTGACCTGGCTGCGCACCAAGGCACCGATCACCGCAGAGCAAGAGGCACAGGTGCGCGCCTTGAAGCCCGAGCCACCGATTGAAGGCGAGTTCATGACCGAGGAAGAAGTCGAAGCCGCCCGCCAGCGTGAACTTAAGGAATCGCAAGCATGAAAATCATCGACAGTTTGATCCCAGGTTCGCCGGCCTGGTTGCAATCCCGCAGCGCGAGCAAAGCGCCGGCAATGATGGGCGTCAGTTCATACCAGACGCGCAACGAACTGCTGCAACAAATGAAGACCGGCATCACGCCGGAAGTCAGCGACCACACGCAACGACTGTTCGACGCCGGCCACGAAACGGAAGCACTGGCGCGAGAGATTGTTGAGGAACACCTTGACGAACCGCTTGCACCAGTATGCGGTGAATCGGATGACGGCTATTTGACGGCCAGCTTCGACGGACTGACGTTTTGTGGCCGGATCGGTTTTGAACACAAGCTATGGAATGAGTCTCTGGCTGCTGCCGTGATCGCCAAGGACTTGCCGGAGCAGTACAAGGTGCAGATGGATCAGCAGATTTACGTTGGCAGTCTGGACTACGTTATTTTTGTCACCAGCGACGGCACGATAGACAAGTTCGCCAGTATGGAATACCGCACCACGCCGGAACGAATCACGGCATTGCTGGCCGGATGGAAGCAGTTCGACGCCGACCTTGCCGTATACGTACCCGTCGAGGTCATTCCCGCCGCCGTGGCTGCGCCGACGCTCGATCTACCTGCCGTTACCATTCAGACCACCGGACAAATCTCTGTACGCTCGAATCTGAGCGCCTTCGGTGTCAGCCTGCACGATTTCATTCGCGCCCTTCCGACAAAGCCGGAGACGGATCAGGAGTTTGCCGACTGTAAGGCCGCTCTGTCCAAGCTGAAGCTGGCCGAGGACACGCTGGAATCGGAAGAAGTTCGCGCCCTGTCGCAACTGTCAGAGATTGACGATATGCGCCGGGAAAAGAAGCTCTATCAGGAGTTGGCGCGCTCTACCCGGCTGGCGCTTGAGAAACTTGTCACGGCCAGGGAGTCACAGATCAAGGTCGAGATTGTGACCACCGGAAGGGCCGGCCTTGCCGCACACATCAACAGCCTGAATACCCGACTTGGCAAGACTTACATGCCAAACGTCGCGGAGAACTTCGCTGGCGTCATCAAGAACAAACGAACAATCGCCAGTTTGCAGTCTGCCGTCGATGATGAACTGGCGCGCTGCAAAATAGCGGCGAATGAAATTGCGGATCGCATCCAGATCAACCTGAACGCCCTGCGCGAACATGCCAGCGAACACACCTTCCTGTTTGCCGATACTGCTGCAATCGTCACCAAGGAAAATGACGATCTGCTGGCAATTATCAAGTCGCGCATTGCTGAACACAAGGCGGCAGAGGAACTGAAGGCCGAGAAGATCAGGCAGGATGAGCGCGACCGGATCGCCAAGGAAGAAGCAGCGAAGTCCGAGAAGATCAGGCAGGATGAGCGCGACCGGATCGCCAAGGAAGAAGCAGCGAAGTCCGAGGCAGCACGCCAGGCAACAGATACCCCACCAGAAGCAGGACAGAAACCTGCGAGCGAAACCGGCACGCCTGCCGGGGCTGTAGGCGTGGTGCTTGCAGTCAGTTCGCCCACCGTGAAGCCTTCCAAGCTCGACATCATTGATTCACTGCTCCGCAAACTCAACGACAAAGAGATTGATCTTGTCATGCACTACTGCGAGCGGCTGATTGCAACCAAAGGAACAAAATGACCATCCTAAAAAAACTCGTAGTCGCTGGCCGCAAGTACCAGGACAAATCAGGCAAGGAAAAGACCGTATGGAAAACGGTCGGACACCTGCACCAGACCAACGACGGCACGCGCAAGTACATCACCATCGACCCGTCCGTGAACTTCGCCGCCTTCACACCAAAGGAAGGCGATGATCGCATCTACGTGAATCTGTTCGAGCCGGAAGACGCGGAGAGAAAACCGGAACCGGCACAGCGTAGTGCAGCCCCGAAGGCAGAGCAGGCAGCGGGGAAGGGTAGCGGGTTTGATGACATGGAAGATGATATTCCGTTTTAGCGCCCACCTAGAACTTAATGCCAAAGATTCGTGAATTTACGGCAAACATCCGCTCAGCCCCTAACGCCGCTTTCACGGGCGGCGAAGCCGTCCAGGTTGAAAGCACAGTTATACGTGGAGGTTGAGATGCTGAATATGTACATGGGGTACAGCCGATGCGCCGGGCAGCAAGAAGGCGCGTGCCTGATCTTTGCAAACACTGCCAAAGAGGCAAAGAAGATCGGCTATCCGACCATTTGCGACTGGTTCGATGGTGGATTTACCGATATGGCCGTGAAACGGCTGAACGCCCCGCACCTCATGGCCGAAGCCGATGCCGAAAAATTGGCCGAAGGGAAACCGCATGTC